GCGAGCAGCGTGCCCAGCCTGGCACCGTGTCGGAAGGTGACTTCGTGTCGTGGGATTCCTCGGGCGGCCGTGCTCGCGGGCGGATTGACCATGTGATGGATTACGGCACGCTCGACATCCCCGGCACCGATTTCAAGATTGACGCTACGAAAGAAGATCCTGCCGCCCTCATCACGCTCTACGAAGAGGTGGCTGGCGGCTGGCAGGCGACCGAGACGCAAGTCGGGCACAAGGTGTCGACGCTCACGAAGATCGACCCGCTGCCCGAGCCGCCGCCGGTCGAGGAGAACGCCTACGGCAAGCCCAAGCGGAAGGGGCGGAAGCGTGGCTAGGTACGACCACATTGACTTCACGCCGCCCGCGGGCGTGCGGGAGGAGGCGGCGAAGGGGCTGGCATGGCGAAGCGAATACGGCCGAGGCGGCACGGCAGTCGGCGTGGCTCGCGGACGCGACCTGAGCAACGGCACGACGATCAGCCCCGAGACGGCACGCAGGATGAAGGCGTATTTCGACCGGCACGAGATCGACAAGCAAGGTGAGGGCTGGAGCCCCGGCGAGCCGGGCTTCCCAAGCAACGGGCGGATCGCGTGGGCATTGTGGGGCTCCGACCCCGGGTGGGCGTGGAGTCGCAAGCTAGTTGAGCAAATGAACGCCGCAGACGAGGAGAACCGAAGCATGATTGAGCGACGCAGTCTGTACGAGGAAGAGTCCGCCGACCTGCCGCTGCTCCGAGTGGAGTCACGCTCCGAGGAAGGTGCCGCGGAGTCGCGGTGGATCGTCGGCTACGCCGCGAAGTTCGGCGTAAACTCGCTCGATCTCGGCGACTTCGTAGAGCGTATTGACCCGCAGGCATTTGGTATCGTCGCCGAGCGGCGTGGGCGCAAGAAAGCGCTGGAGACGCGAGCCCTGTGGAACCACGACGCAAACTTCCCGCTCGCTCGGTATCCCGGCACGCTGCGGATGAACGTGGACGACATCGGGCTGCGGTACGAGTTCCCCGTGCCAGACACGACCTACGGCCGCGACCTCGCTGCGAACATCGACGCGGGCATCGTGCGTGGCTCGTCGTTCTCGTTCCAGATCGCGCCGGGCGGCGAAGCCTGGAGCGTCGAGGACGGTCGCAGTATCCGCACCGTGACGAAGATCGACTCGCTGATCGACGTTGGCCCGGTGACGTTCCCAGCCTATCCCGACGCCGACGTGAGCGTAGCCCAGCGATCCTTCAACGCCTTCCGCAGCCAGCGTGACGCGGAGTCGTCCAAGCGGCTGGCGATCCAGGCACGGGCCGCAGACCTCCGCGAGTACCTCCGCAAGCATGGCCGCTAGGACGAACGACCCATGCGGTTGCCGTCGCGGCAGGCTGGAAATCGCCAGTAGCCAGCGGCACGGCGACTATCAGGTGCGGTACCTGCGGTGCCGCGCCTGCGGCTGCACGGACAAGCATGTGCTCCATGCGGTCGAGGTCCGCCGGCTGAAGGTCGGCTGATTCGTTTACTGTCGACGCCCTTTCACTGCAAGGGTCGCGGGGTCTCTCCGTAGTTTTGAGTGTGCGGGCGGCAAGCGTCGCCCATCCCGTACACAGGAGTTTCACAAGTGGACAAGCTCAAGAAGCTGCTCGACGAACTCGCCGCGGTGGTTGCCGAGATGGAAGCGACCTCGGAGATGCCCTCCGAAGGTGACGCTCCCGCGATGAGTGCCGAGCAGGAGGCGTCCCTCCGCTCGCTCGAGACCCGTGCCGCTGGCCTCCGCGAGCAGATCGAGCTGCTGCAGCGGATCGAGGCAAAGCAGGTCGAACTGCGTGCCGTTCTGGAGCGTGCCGCTCCCGCCAAGACGGTCGAGAAGACCGAAGCCCCCGAGACCAAGGAGTCCGTCGTGGAAAACCGCAACTACGCTGTCCCCCGTGCGACCGGCAAGCTCAAGGGCTTCGTCGGCCCCAACGCCGAAGAGCGTGCCTACCGTGCCGGAATGCACCTCAAGGGCTTTGTGCTCGGTGACGAGGAGGCTCGTCGGTGGTGCCGCGATCACGGCGTCGAGAGCCGTGCCCAGGCCGGCGGCATCAACTCGCTTGGCGGCGTGCTCGTGAGCGAGGAGCTGTCGAGCGAGATCATCCGGCTCGTCGAGGAGTTCGGCGTGGTGCCGTCGGAGTTCCGCCGCGTCTCGATGAACACGGACAGCATTCTGGTCGCCCGTCGCACCGGCGGCCTGTCGGCTCGGCCGATCGGCGAGAACGCTGCTCCGACGACCAGCGACGTGACGTTCGACAACGTCAACCTCGTGGCGAAGCTGTGGGGCATCGACAACCGCGTGCCCAACAGCCTTCTCGAAGACTCCGTGGTGGATCTGGCCGACGCGATGGCAGTCGAGGTGGCGCAGTCGTTCGCGGAAGCCTTCGACAACGCGGGCCTCATCGGCGACGGCGGAAGCACGTATCACGGAACGACGGGCGTGGCGACTGCCATCAACGATGGCACGCACACCGCGGGCGTGGTGACGGCGACCAGCCGCACGACGTTCGACGCCTTGACGCTGACGGACTTCACCAACCTCGTCGCTCGGCTTCCGCTGTTCGCTCGGCGGTCGGCGAAGTTCTACATCAGCCCGGCCGGGTACGGCTCGTCGATGCTGCGGCTCATGGTTGCCAACGCGGGCAACAACGCCTCGGACATTGCTGGCGGTGCGAACCTCCAGTTCCTCGGCTTCCCGGTGGTGCTCTGCCACCCGCTTCAGTCGGCTCTCACCGGCACGACCGGCACGGTGGCCTGTCTGTTCGGCGACATGAGCCAGGCAGCGACCTACGGCGAGCGGCGTGCGGTCACGATCAAGACCGACGGCAGCCGCTTCATCGAGTACGACCAGACGCTGACCTTCGCGACCGCTCGCGTGGCGATCGTCGCCCACGACCTCGGCTCCACCACCAAGGCCGGCCCGGTGGTCGCCCTCAAGTTCGGCTGAACAACACCCCCTTCCTAGGAGACTCTGATCCATGAACCACGTTGCTGCTACGAAGTCCGCTGCGGCCGGCAAGGGTGCGGTCTACACGTCCTCGCAGACCGCGACCCTGACGCTCGACACGCTGGGCTACGCCTATGCGTCCATTGACGTGATTGCCGGACCTGCGGCATCGACGTCGAGCGTGTTCCAGACCCTGACCCTCACCGAGTCGGATGCCAGCACCGGCACCTACTCCACCGTGTCGGGATTTTCTGGCGACCTCAAGCCGGCGGCCTACGCCGGCCAGACCGCGACGGACGCGATGACCGTCTCGCGGCTGGACGTGGACCTCCGCGGCAAGAAGCGGTACCTCCGAGTGGTGGCGAGCCCGAACACCGACACGGTGATCGTGGTCTCGGCTCGGCTCGGCCGCGGCGAGGCTGGCCCGGTCGACGCGACCGGCAAGGGCGTGAAGGTCTCGGTCGAGTCCTGATCGCTTGACACTATCGTCATTCTGGACGGCTGGCAGGGAGCAATCCCCGCCAGCCGTCTCCTTTTTCACGAGGTACCAAAATGATCGTCAAGATCGGGAACACAGAGGCAGACATCCGCGTCGAGGCGGTGCTGTCGATGCCGCGGTTGAGCTTTACCGCAAACCACTTCGCATGGGCTCAGGCGCTCATGCCTCTGGGGATTCGCCCGACTATGGGGACCGGCGCATTCTGGGGTTGAGCCCTCTGGCTAAATGCCAGGGGGCTCAACCCTAGGACAAATGCGACCAAGTCAACTCTCGCATCTTCGAGCAGTTCATCGATAAGTGCGAATACATCCTCACCATCGACTACGACACGTTTTTCACGAGGGCTGACGTTGAGCATCTCTTCACGATGGCGCTCACGTTTCAGTGCGATGCACTGACGGGCTTGCAGACCAAGCGTGAAGACGGCCGTCCGATGCTCACGCTCAAGGGCACGCTCGACAATCCTCCCGAGAGCGGCAGCACGACGGTGCCTGCCAGCTGGTTCGGCGAGCCCGTGCAGGAGGTGGACTCCGCACATTTCGGGCTCACGGTAATCAGCACGGCCGCACTCAAGCGATGCAAGAAACCGTGGTTCTGGTCGAAGCCAGCGCCGGACGGCACCTGGAATGACGGCAGGTTAGACCCGGACATTTACTGGTGGAAGAACTGGCGTGAAAGCGGAAACCGCGTGTTCGTCACGCCGCGAGTGATTCTCGGACACGGCGAGTACGTCGTGACGTGGCCCGGCAAGGATCTCAGCACGCCTGTTTTCCAATGGACGACGGAGTTCACGAGCAAGCTGAAAGCCCCCGACACTGCATGGAGCGTGCCCCAATCGTGAAAATCAAATTCCAGAAGAACTACTCGACTTACCGGCCGGGCGACGTTGTCGATTGCGACGAGGCAGTGGCTCGTCGGCTCATCGCCGAGGGCACTGCCGTAGCAGATCGGCAGGCCGACCTGATCGAGACGGCGGCACTTGAGCCTGGCGGCGAGTCTGCGGACCTGACTCCGCGGCGGCGGGGGCGACCTCCCAAGGAGCGAAGCGTTGAACTACCGCAGCATCAGGACGGTCACGCAGCCGATAGTTGAGCCTGTCTCGCTGGCCGAGGCGAAGGGCCACTGCCGGGTCGACTCGACAACCGACGACGCCTACATCGCGTCGCTGGTGACGGCGGCACGTGAGTGGGTCGAAGCCTACATGGACGAGTCGCTCGTCCACCAGCAGCTGACAATGAAGATGGACGGGTTCCCCGTCGAGATCGAGTTGCCGCGTCCACCGATGGCAACTGCCGGCACGACGACTGCCGTCACGGTCACGTACACGCTCGACGAGAGCGGCACGACGGCAACGCTGTCCTCGACGCAGTACCGCGTGGATCGGGACAGCACGCCGGGCGTGATCCGCACGAACTACGGCGGGGCGTGGCCTGGACACATCATGGACTACAACGCCGTCACCGTGACGTGGTGGGCGGGTCGCGGCTCGTCTGGAAACGACGTGCCGCAGGGCGTCCGCAATGCCATCCTGATGCTCGTTGGGCACTGGTACGAGCGTCGGCTGGCGGCCGATGCCGGGGCTTTGAACGAGATCCCGTTCGGGGCAAAGGCGCTGCTCGACGCTCAACGCTGGGGCTCGTACCGATGATTGACCCTGGCAAGCTCCGCGAGCGGGTCACGGTGCAGGTCGCCAGTGGCACGACCAATGCCCTCGGCGAGACGGTGCTGACGTGGTCCGACTCGTCCGCCGTCTGGGCGAGCGTGGAGGGCGTGTCGGCACGTGAGCAGATCACGGCGGGGCAGAGCCAGACGGCAATCAGCCACCGCGTGCGGATGCGGTATCTGCCTGGACTGACGCAGTCGCATCGCTTCTCGTGGCGGTCTCGCACGCTGGAGATTGTCAGCCTGCTCGAGCACGGCAACCGCAGCGAGCACGAGGCTATCTGCCAGGAGAACACGTAGATGGCGACAGCCGGCATCGTCATCTCGGCAGACTTTCCTGACCTTCAGCGGGTCGGGGACGCTATCCGCGGGCTGGGCGACAAGAACTTCACAGCCCAGGCGTTGAAGAATGCGCTGGAAAAAGCAATCTATCCGGCGTATCTGCGGCTGCGTGAACTGTCGCCTGTCGGTCCTACCGGCAATCTGAAGGCCGCGGCCTCGCACTTGGTGAAGGCATACCCGCGTGATGGTGCTGCCGTCGGCCTGATTGGCTATCGCCGGGCCAACAGGCAGGACTCTCGCAGCGCCGCAGGCGGCAAGGTCCGTGTCTCTAGTGCGTCTGTCGGTGACCGTGCGAACCACCAGTGGCTCGTCGAGTACGGCACGCGGCAGCGTGTGGTCGGCAAGTTTTCAAACAAGCCTTATGAGCGGAAAAGCCCGGCGGTGCCGTTCGTGCGAACCCGCATGGGCCGGCAGGAGACGGTTCGCGGCAAGGGCGTCGTCCACGAGGTCAAGAAGGGACAGAACGCCTACATCGCGTCGAGCTTCAAGAGCCTCGGGCCATTCGACCTGATTCGCCAGCGAAACGGCCGGGTCCAGACTGATCCGCCGTATCCGGGGGCGTTCTTTCGCAAGTCAAAAACGCCCATCGTGATCGCACCGACGCCCGTGGGCGGTCGTGCAGGACGCCCGCCGGTTCGCACTGCTTTTGAACAGTCGCAGAGTCAGGTGGCGTTCATCCTGCAGCAGGAGCTGCGGATCAGCCTGGAGCGAGCACTGAGCACGCTCACGTTCCGCGGCGAAGGCACCCTCTCCGGAGTCTGACGATGCCTTTGAAATCACCAGAGGCTGCCGTTCGCAGCCGCCTCGTCGCGACAGCCGGTGTGACGGCCCTCATCGGCACCCGCATCTACCCCGTGATTGCACCGGCCACGGCTGCCCTGCCGTTCGTGACGTGGCGGCGGGTGGCGGTCGAGCGAGCACAGTCCCTCAAGGGACCGATCGGCACGCCGACAGTAAGCCTCTCGGTCGACATCTTCGCAGAGACCTACGAATCCGCGAGAGATATCGCAGACCAGTGCCGGCAGTCTCTGGATGGCTGGGGGGGCACATTGGAAAATGTGACTGTGGCGCGTGTGTCGCTCGACAACGAGAGCGACGGATTCGCCCAGTTGGCCGGCGGCGACCTCCCGCCGGTCTACACAGTGCAACAAATCTACGGCATCCTCTGGCAGGAGAGTTGACACATGGCGATCACGCCTCATGACGGTGCGGGTACAGTGTTCACGTTTGGCGGCACGGCCTTCACCGTCACGAACATCGTGTACAATCTGGCCGATCCGGCGACCGACAACACGATTGACGTGTCGCACCTCGGGCTCACCGCCGGCAACGCCGTCAAGACGATTGACCGCCCGCTGACCGGCAACGCCACCGACACGGGGCGGCAGGTCACGATCGACTATCTCGGCAAGGCTATCGTCGCAGACGCCTCCAGTGCCGCCATGTCGATCTCGCACGCCGGCGTGACGTTCCTGTCGAAGGACGCCACGGTCGTCAGTTCGTCGGTGACATTCGCGACGAACGACGTCATCAAGGGCCAGGCGGTCTTCAAGGTCGCACGCTGATCGTCGTGACGGAGGCATCCCGTCATGGCTGACTATGCTGCCGGCGTTACCGTGACGTGGAACAGCGTTGCGTTCACCGAGGTCACTGACTTCAAAGTGACGCTCGGCGGCAATCTGCCGATCTCGCGTGCAGCGCCAGCTGGCAGCGCGTTCTCGCTTGACCTTGGCACTATAGAGATAGCGTGCCTCGGGACCGCGAACTGTAGCGTTGCCAATTACGGCAAGCGTGCCACGTTTCAAGTCTCGGGGCCGGGCGTCGTGTTCACTCACAAGGCTATCTTCGAGCGACTGGCCGTCGAGAAGAAGCTCAATGATGTGCAACGACACACGGTGACGCTGCGATTAGCACCCATCTAGGAGAAGAGCATGGCACTGACTGCTGAGCAGATTCTGGCAAGCGACGACCTCGGGTTGAAGAAGATTCACGTCAGGGGGTGGGGCGATGACGTCTACATCCGCGTGATGAGCGTCGGCGAGCGTGACTCCTACGAGCGGCTCTGGATGGGCAAGCGCGAGACCGGCGTGGAGAACTTCCGCACCGAGTACCTGTGCAGGGTGCTTTGCAACGAGAGGGGCGAGCTGCTCTTCACCCGCGATCAGGTCTCGGCGCTGGCGAATAAGAGTGGAGCCGTCATGGGCAGGCTCTTCGACGAGGCGCTCCAACACAACAACATGACGGAGGCGGACGTCGAGCAGCTGGGGAAAACCTGAGTGTCTCGCCGACGCGGAGGTTCATCTTCGCTTTGGCGGGGCACTTGAAGATGACGGTCGGCGAACTGTGCGAGCGAATGGATTCTCGCGAGTTGTCCGAGTGGATGGCTTACACGCGGTACTTCCAGGCGCTGCCAGATCCGTGGAGACAGACAGGGCTCGAGGTGAGTGCGATGCTGGCACCGTACTCCGCAAAAGGCAAGGCACCGAGTGCCGAGGACTTCAACCCGATTGAGCATCCGCCGCAGCACGAGGATCAGATGCTCGCACAGATACGAATGCTGCAGTCGGCGCTAGGAACTGGCTGATGGCGAACATTCTCGGACTCGCGCTCAAGGTTAGCGGTGACGCCAGCGGGCTGGCGAAGTCACTTACGCCTGTCGATCGTGCGCTCGACAACCTCGGCAAGCAGGCCGAGAAGGCCACGGCTGTGTTTCAGCCGTTTGCCGATAAAACGGCCGCTGCGGGCAAGGCTCAAGAGGAGTTCGCGGCGAAGTTTGAGTCGCTCGCCCAGCAGTTGCGAGACGGCGTTGTTGCGCCGGAACAATACGCAGCGGCATTCGGGAAGCTCTCCGAGGAAGCCAAGGCGTCTGCGGCTGCGTTCGAGGAGGGGCTGCGTGTCACCCGCGAGGTTCGCAGCGAAGAGGAGCGTCGGGCCGAGGAGCTTGGCAGGCTGCAAGACCTCCTAGAGCGTGGGGCCATCTCGCAAGAGACATTCGTCCGTGCGTCAGAGCGTGCCACTGGCGTCGAGAAGGAGCGTGCTGACGCTGCCGCGTCGGCGGCTCGCATCATCGCCGCGAACCTGAGCCCACAAGAGCGGTACTCGCAGCAGATGCTGGAGTTGAGCGGTCATCTTGAGGCTGGCCGCCTCTCGCAGGATCAGTTCAACCGTGCTGCCCAGAAGGCAAAGATTGACCTCGACGGGATCGGCAAAGAAGCAGGCAAGGCTGACAAGAACATCGAGCAACTCAACAAGAACGTCAACTTCTTGAAGAATATCGAAATCGGCAGGCTGGTATTCGACGGCGTGCGTGCCCTCGGCAATGCGTTCGCGAGCGTGCAGAATCAGATCGCTGGGCTGGTGACGTCCGCCAACGCTTCGATCAACCAGCTTGACGATTTTGCCCAGCGCACTGGCATCGGCGTGGAGGCTTTGCAAGGCTACTCACTCGCCGCGAACCTGGCTGGCGTCGATACGGAACAGTTCGGAACCGCCGTCCAGCGGCTCGCGGTGAGCATCGGCAAGGCCGCTCCCGGTGACGCACTCGACAAGTCGCTGCGAGCGATCAACCTGTCTGTCGGTGAACTGCGTGCGTTGTCGCCAGAGGAGCAGTTCTCAGCTATCGGCAATGCTATCTCGACGCTGCCCACCGTCGCGGATCGTGCTGCCGCTGCGGTCGAGGTGTTCGGCAAGCAGGGTGCCGCACTCGCGCCGCTGTTTCGTGCCGGTGCAGACAGTATCGAGGAACTGCAAGCCCGTGCCGAAAGGCTCGGAGTGATCGTCGATGAGACGCAGGTCAACAACGTCACGAGCATGAACGACGCTTTCGACCTTGTGGCCGCTACGGTGCAAGGCATCACAGGGCAGGTGCTTGGCAACCTTGCCCCGGCGGTCACTGACGTGACGAATCAGTTTCTAAAGTTTGTAGAAGAGTTCGCCGGGATTGACGGCCAGGGCGGCACTGGCATCGCCAACGCGATCACAGACACGCTGCTGCGAGGGGCGGAGTATTTCGCTGGCATATTCGACGAGTACGTCGAATACTTCGGCGGCTTCACTGGTGCGTTGAACACAGCGGGCGAAACATTCAACCAGATCACGGGCGTGCTGGAAGTTCTCAGCGGTGTGTTTAGAAGCATCTTTAACACGTTTGAGATCATCGGCAACAGCATAGCGGTGGCACTTGGAAAAGCTCTTGAGGCGATTGGCAGCTACGTCAGTACCGACCTCGAAAACTTTGGGCGTGGTTTGCAGATAGACGCGAACGCACAACTACAGCAGAACCTTGCCGAGCTTGAGTCGGCAGGCCAGCAGATCATCGACGGCACGACGCAGGCTATTTTCGGCACCGCCGCTGAGCAGCAGGACGCCGCAGCCGGTGCGGCGACAACGTACCTTGAAGGCTTGCGGGCTCAGATCGAACGCGAGCGGTCGCCGCAGTTCAAGATCGAGACTGACATTGAGCAGACCCGCGACCGATTCGACTCGTTCTTCAATGGGGTCGTCGATCAAAGCAGTGCCGTAACCGAGGCGATGCGTGGTTTCGAGGCGGCTGCGGCATCTGTTGCCGACCCGCTCAATATCACAGCGGACGAGATTGCCCGCATCAAGGTAGAGCAGGACAAGGTCAACCATGCAGTCGATCAAGAGCTACAGACGCGGCAGGCCGTGAAGGATGCTGCTATCGCCCAGGCCGACGCGGACACAAAACGGATTGAAGCTCTGACGAAAGTGAGCGACGCTCAGTCGAAGCTGGCAGAGGATCTCGCAGCCGTTGAGCGTGAGCAGGTTCGCGTACAGGAGCAGCAAGCGGCAGCACGTGCTGCCCAAGATACTGCCTCCGCAGACGCTGCCACTGCGAGGCTGGCACAGCTTGATCAGCAGCGAGCAAAACTGCTAGACACGCAGGCTGCCTCGGAGCAAGGTTTTTCGGACGGGTTCACGAAAGCCTTTGACGCCACGGGCAAGAGCGTCTCGGACCTCATAGCAAAGACGCAGGATTTCGGGCGCGTTGGTGCCATTGCTGCAGAAGGGCTTCGCAATGGCGTTGCGGCAGCCCAATCGCAAGTCCGGGACGGCATCCTGACCAAAGAGTCATACGACCGAGAAGTCGCGCGGCAGCAGGACATCTTCAACCAGCGGTTGCAAGGTGCGCAGCGTGTCGAAGAGTTCCTGCGTGGCCAGCTCGACGAGCGGCAGCGTGCGGAGCTTGATTTCGCGGCACAGGTGGAGGAGCGAAAGAAGCAGGCGGCACTCAACATCCAGGCGCTGCAGGACCGGATCGCGGCGGAGCAGCAGGCCGTCGAAGTGGCTCGCAATGACGGCAACCTCAAGGCTGCGAAGGAGGGAGCCGACAGGCTCAAGCAGCTTCGGCAGGCAGAGAAGATCGAGAAAAACATCGCCGCGGGCCGGATAAGCTCGCAGCAGCAGGCCGCCGGCGGCAATCAGCAGTTCGGTGCGGCGATTGCCCAGCAGCAGAGGGCCGCACAGTCGCAGCAGCGAATGCTGGATTCTGCGAACATCGCTATCGCGGCAACTGCGAGAGCCGGTGCAGAGCTTGCCCGCCGAGCGGAGCTTGCCCGTCCCGTGCAGGGGCCGGTGGCGACTGCCGACATTCGCACCGCCGAGGGGGCGAAGCTCGTCCTCGGGCTCGGCGCTCAGGCTCAAGACCCGCAGCTGATCGAGGCGAGGCTGCAGACGAAGCAGCTGCAGGGCATCCGCACCGCGATCACCAACGCGACGGCTAACTACATGAACACGCCAGCGGAGATTTTCTGATGGCAGTCGCATCCTACCGCGAGCTGGGCCGCACGATCGAAGGCGCAATTGGCGAGTCGACCGTGGCAAAGCGACGGTTCGTTGTCATCCTTGACGACAACGCCACGGTCTCGCCCACGGCGAACCTGGATGTCGTCAACGCCGTCGGCGGCGGACTGTGGGGCGTCGCCCACCCGGAGTTTTCATTTCTGAAGCTCCGCAAAATCGTGATGAACGAGACGTTCGGGGAGAATCCGTACCACGTCGAGGTCATCCTTGAGTACGCGGTGCTGACGACGAATCAGGCACTCGGGCCGCTTGACAGAATCCCAGAGTGGAAATTTGAGGTCGTGTCGGGCGAGCAGATTCCGGCGCTTTCCTACTACGACGGGACGGACAGGCGACCGCTCACGAACAGTGCAAACGATTATTTTGAAGGGCTGACCGTTGAAGAATCCCTGACGCGGGCGACGATTACGCAAAACTTTGCAGCTCGTCCCGATGCAATCATCGGATCGTTCGGCTACGTGAATTCGGACTCGTTTGTTGGCACGAATCCGTATCAGTGCAAGCACGAAGGAAGCACGATCGAGCGTATTGAAGAACTGTGGGGTAACGCCATCGTCCCGTACTGGAAGGCGGAGTCGCAGGTGCTGTTCCGGCCGACCGGCTGGAACCTCCAGCTGCCTGACGTGGGGTTCAATTTCCTCTCGGGCAACCAGAAGCGTCGTGCGATGGTGTTCGACTTTGAGAACGGCGAATGGATTCCCAGTGCCAACCCCGTCGGACTCAACGGCAGCGGTGCACAGACGGGGAGCTACCCGGCGATTCTGGAGCGGCGAGTGCTGCCAGAGGCGAGCTTTACCGGCCTTTTCGGCTCGCCGCCCAGTTGAGCTGCGTCTGCAAGATGAGCCCCCGCGAGGCGTAAAACAGAACCATGGCAGACACGACATACGAGCAGTTGCCGGCCGAGCTTGATCTCGCGTTCGTCAAAGGTGACGAATTCGGGATGGTTATCTCGATGGACGGCACGGACTTGACCGGCCACACCTACGACAGCCGCATCTACTCACTCACGAGCGTCGCTGCTGGCGGCGGGCTCGGAGCCGGGGTGACGGTTGCCGCGGGTGGCACCGTTGTGGCGTTCACCGTCACGCCGGTCAATCTCACCGCCGGCCAGGTCAACGTCTCACTCTCCGAGGTGCAGACGGACCAGCTGGCGGCGACGGGCGTGTACCGCTGGTGGTTCAAAACGATTACGCCCGGCAACGTGACGCGGACCTATCTGGCCGGTGACGTGAGCGTGAGGGTTCCCTGATGGCCATCAGCGTCTCGATCCTTGGCGAGACGGGCGTCAGTGTCTCCGTCAGCGGCAACACGGGTATCTCCGTGGTCGCCAGCGGCGGCATCGGACCCGCTGGATTCCTGACCGTGCCTGGCACGGCGACCAATGCGTTCGGCACGTTTCAACTCGTGCCCGGCCCCGGCATCACGGTCAGCACGACGAGCGGACAGTTCACGATTGCGAGCTACGACACGGCGGCCGTCGCGGGATTCTCGCCGGTGCAGTCCGTGGCCGGGAGAGTCGGGGCAATCGTGCTCCAGGCGAGCGACGTCACGGCTGGCACGTTCGCGATCGCCCGCATCCCGACGATCTCGTACACGGCTCTGAGCAGCGTTCCGACGACGTTTGCCCCGTCGGCCCACACGCATTCGACCACGGACGTGGTGGCATTCACGGCGGCGGCGTCTGCCGCAGCACCCGTGCAATCGGTGCAGTCGAGGACGGGTGCCGTCGTCATCACACGGGCAGACCTCACCGCCGCCGCTGAGGTGCACACGCACTCGACCAGCGACATCGTCGGGCTCACGGCGTCGTTCTCCCAGGCGGGCCACACGCACGCGGCCGGCGACATCCAGAGCGGGACGCTCGACATCGCCCGCATCCCGACCATCGGGTACACCGCCCTGTCTGGGGTGCCGTCGTCGTTCTCCCCCTCGGCACATACGCACAGCACGACAGACATCGTGTCGTTCACTGCGGCGGCGTCGGCAGCAGCCCCTGTGCAGTCCGTGGCGGGCCGCACGGGGGCGATCAGCCTGGCCGCGGCTGACGTCTCGGGTCTGGCGGACGTGGCCACCAGCGGCTCCTACACGAGCCTAGGCAACGTGCCGCTGACGTTCGCACCGGCCACGCACACGCACTCGACCAGCGATATCTCCGGGTATGCCGGGCTGCCGGCGCAGGCTGGCTACGCTGGGCCGCTGGTGACGGACGGCACGAGTGCGACGTGGACGAGCCGGTATTCCATCGTGAATCCCGTGCTCGTGCAGGGTGCGGGCATGGCGTTCACCCGCGACACGTCTGCCGGCTCCATCACGATTGCATTCGCTGGCGGCACGTCTGGCCTGGCGGTTGGCTCGGCGACGCCGCAGCCGCTCGGCACGGCAGCGGCCGGTTCGTCCGCGAACGCCAGCCGCGAGGATCACGTTCACACGCTTCCGACGGTCGGGGACATCACTGCCGCTGCCGCGGTTCACACCCATGCCGCCGCCGACATCACGAGCGGGACGCTCGACGTCGCTCGGATGCCGAGCCACGTGAGCACCCTCAACGGTCTCACCGGCACGCTGACTATTGCGGCCGGCAGTAATGTGACGGTGAGCACCGCCGGGGCCACGATCACGATCGCGTCGGGAGGTGGCGGTGGCTCTGCCGCCCCGGCTGCACGTTCTTTGCATTTTGTTTTTCGCACGTGAGGTGAACGATGGCCGCTCCGAATGTTGCCGGGACTGCGACCGAGGTGTATCTGCGGACAGTGACGATCCCTGTCGGCACCGCCACCGGGTCGAGCGCCACGCTCGTACTCGCCAACGGGTCAGCCAGTTCCGCTGTCCTCGAGATCAACTCGCTCACGGTCAACAACATCGACGGAGTGAACTCTGCCGACGTGAGCGTGCTGCGATTCGTCGGCACGAACTCCACGCAGCTGTATACGACAATCTCGGTGCCGGCCGACGCCTCGCTTCGCGTGGTCGATGGCACGGCGAAGCTGGTGCTGCCCGAGGATCACACGATTCGCGTCTTCGCGAACGCTACCGGCGACCTGACGGTCGACGTGGCCTACGTCGAGTACAAGTGACGTAGGTGACGCATGGAGCGGATCTCATTCACACGGCCTGCCGCGGCGAGGATCGCTCGCGTTGTTAGGGTCGTTGAGAACGCCCGGCCTGGTGGGCAGCCGCTAGAGCTTGGAATCACTCCAACAATTCCTAGCGGGAAGCAGCTGCGACTAGCTGCATTTACTGGAACGTCCGTCTGGGTGCGGATGTCCGCTCGGCAAGTCTACTTCTTTGAGAAGGACACAGCGTCTGTCTCAATCCTGCCAATCAAGATCGCCACGAACAAGACAGCCACTGCGGTGGCAAGTATGTTCTCAATCCCTGGCGTGACCAGTTCGGCCTACATGGCCACCGCTCTCGTGACCGTTGCCAGGATTGACGGCATCTGGCACGTGCAGGCTGCCGCTGGCGGGGCGTAAGCCATGAGCTTCTTCTACGAAGGCAGGCTGCCCGTCCATATCTGGGGACACTGCAATGACAACACGCCATTCAGCTTCTACCCAAATGGCGTGTCTGGCTATGTGAATTCTCAAGCAGGATTCAACATCAGCCAAGCCATATCACCGATTGTCCCGACTAGAGAATCCGGGCCACGCAGAGTCCTTTTCAAAAGGTGGCCGCTAGGGACCAGCCAGAATACCGCCCAGAGCGGCGAGATTCATGACGTCCCCTGCGAAAAGCAGTTCCCTTGGAAAAAGATACAGCTTGTTCACGGTGGTGGCGGCTCAACAATTTACGGCTTGGTCGGCCTAACCATTCACGGCGAGCTCTACGCATGGGGGCAGCCTGGCCGGCAATGTGACATATTCAGCGCGTTTATTGGAGACGCGGCAAACACGCTGAGTGCTAACGCTCGCGTGTACCTTCCGTTCCGCGACTCATTGTCGCCGATTTTCTTCCCCGCAGATTACTGCGCAAGGCCGCGAAGGATTTTCTTTCCCGCGATAGACGAGCCAATTGTTGATGTCGCTGCAAGGTCGCCGCGAAACGGAAACGCATACAGCGTGACCGTCGTTACGCGCAGCGGAAGAGTGTTTGTCGCGGGAATGCTCAATGGCGGTGCGCATGGCGTTTCTCCAAACACAAGCAGGCCGGACGCCAGGCTTTACGGAGGACAAGGAAGGTCTGTGTCGGTTTACGCTTCCATCCACCCGCCATTCGCTCCCGTAGTCACGGAGGTAAATCTTCCAGTAGGCATCAAGGCCGCCTCAATCCCTTCTGGACTAAGCAACTGCGTTATCGCAGATGACGGCCAGTTGTATTTCTGGTGGTATGACTACGAAAACAACGTGATGAACGCACCGGAAAAGCTCACCGGTTTTGTGAAGCGAATCAACGTGACGAGCGGTGGCAGCGGCTATTCGCAAGGCTCACAGCAGGCGACTACCTTCACGGCTCCGCTTGTGTTTGGCGAGCCTGGATCTGGAGTCAAGGCGACAGGAACCTGCGAAGTGCAGAATGGTGTTGTTGTTTCGGCAAAGGTGGTGAAGTCAGGACGCGGGTACTCGTCGGCTCCAAGCCCTGTAGTCGAGCCGCCTGGCGGCCCAAACGACATTCGCAGTGGAAGCGGCGCTCAGTTTTCTTGCGAGATGTTTGATAGCAGCCACTCATTTGTCTCGAGCGATGCAGTCGGTGACGACTTCCTGATTGACAACAATGGCGGGCTTTACTCATTTGGTTTGTCGGCGTACTGGGATGTTGTCAACGCAACCAATGCCTTCCACGACCGGATACTCTTCCATTCTGCCGGGCCATATCGCTTTGCCAGGAGCGGAGTCGTCATTTCATCTGGAGGCAGGCTGTACGTTGCCAATCCTAGTTTGGATAGCACGCTAGAGATTGACTCTATCGCCGCAAATCGGGTTGAGGGAAATGGCTTTGCATTGTCGTGCATTGGAGACGGCTATGCGTCCGGTGCCACGTTCGCCACAACTGACTACAACAACACGCTCTTTCGTAAGTTCCTGGTAGGCATAAAGACAGACGGGACCATGTGGTCCGCTGGAAAGAACGACAACGGACTCCTCGGCGACAGCGTTGACCTGACGGCGTCTAGAAGGACAATGCAGCAAATCGCGTCAGAGGCTAGGTGGGTGGACGTCTACTGCTATGCAGGATTCAACCCTGTATGTGTCGCCATCCGCAAGGACGCCATCTGCCGCGAGATTGACCAGCCGATGGAATACTATTCCGATGACTACTACAGAATGCTCCAGTAGCCGTCTGGCTTGACAGGTTCTCCACAATCGGCGGCGTCACAGGAGCGACGCCCATGCCACGGCCAAGGAAGCAGCCGAAGCCCCAGCCTGACGCCGTCATCCTGCCCCCGGAGCTCGACGATGACGACGAAGAAGGCGGCTCCGTCATCCCCGACGATGACGGCTGGATCACCCTCAAGCAGGGCAGCGGAGATTCTGGCGCTGGCACAGGCGTCGGGCCAGACGAATTGGCTCACCGCCCTACCGCCAAGCGAAAAAGAACTCCTCGTCGAGATCCGTGACCGCTGGCGTGCGACTCGCGAGATGACGGGCGTATCGGCCGCATCGCTGGCGAAGACGCTGATCGCCCAGATGCCAGAGACACGATTCCCGTGTAAGAAGGGATTATCGGAATGGCTGCTTCACGCCGACGCGCCGTAGAGATTCTCGCGGCTGCGTCCGCTGGTGCTACGCCGAAGCCCGGCCACGATGCCGAGCAGGTCACGCAGAAGCGTGATGGCGACGTGCTCGAGGCACGGTCCACGAGCCGTCGAATCAAGACGGTCGAAGATCTGCTGCGGCACATCGAGGCAGACCTTGAGCGCTACGAGGTCGCCGCCAGTGAGGCAACGAAATGGGAGTGTGCGACTGCTGGAGATGACGGCGAGCCGATCGTCACCGAGTTGCATCGTGTGTTCGTGCGGCTCAAGCCACGCGGCGGCCCGACGACGAAAGAGATCGTCGAGGCGATGATTGCTGGTGCGTCGGGCGGCATTCGCCGGCCCTTGACCAAAGCTGTCAAAGCAAAGAAATCAGACACGTATGCCGTTCTCGTCGTTGCCGACACGCACGTCGGCAAGTACGCATGGGCCGCGGGCACCGGCCACGATGACTATGACATCGCCATTGCAGCGGCACGGATCGCCGAGGCATCCGGCCACCTACTTGACGTATGTCACACGTACAAGCCCGCCCGCATCCTCGTAGCGTATCTCGGCGACTTGTTTCACGCGGACACGCCTGGGCTGACGACAACAGGCGGCACGGCACTTGCGGGCAGCACGGACGGACGCCTGCAGAAGATGATCAACGAAGGGACGGATGCACTGCTGGCAATCGTGGAGAAGTCGGCCGCCATCGCTCCGACTGATGCCCTAGTCGTGAACGGAAACCACGACGAGACGCTGTCATGGGCGTATCAACGAATCATGCGTGAGCGATTCCGCAACGACCGGCGAGTCACCGTATCGGGTGCGTTCACGGGCAGGCAGTATGTGACCTGCGGGAAGAATCTTCTCGGCTTCGCACACGGGCATCGTGCAAAGAAAAAGCTGCCGCAGCTGATGGCACTTGAGCAGGCCGCGGCGTGGAGCACCTGCCCGTATCGCGAATGGCACACGGGCCACCTGCACCACCAGGCCGCCGAGTGGTCGCGGCCCATCGAGACGATCGATGGAGTGCTCGTGCGTATCGCGCCGTCGCTGTCGCCGCCGGATGATTACCACGCGGTAAACGGCTGGGTTGGCCAGCGCGAGGCGATGGAGTGCTTTCTCTACGACGCCCGCGGCGGGATCACCGCCATGCACGTCGCAGGCCCGAGGCTGGACCGCTCCGCTATCACATAAGCATCCACCGGAAACTCCGAAAGGGACACGATGACCACCACGCTCGACGAATCCGTATCCGCACTCCGCACTGCCGTCGAGGCTCGCCTGGCAGGCACGCCAGCCGATGATCCCAAAATGCAGGGCTATCGCCTGCCGGGCGACGGCATCCTCAACGCCAGCCCCGAGAACTACGCGGAATGGACGCCGCCAGCGTTTGCGTCTGCGGATCACAGCCGGGCGTCTGGGGTGACAGCAAAGTTCGGCACTGGTGCTGTTCGCTCCGACACATTTGAGGAGTTTCGCTACGACCTTGTATCGCCCATAGGGCTTCGCGAGGTTGCAAGAGCCTGCGCTGAAGGCGCTCAGAAGTACGGAGACTGGAACTGGGAGAAGGGAATGCCGGTGCATGATTTGCTGAATCACGCCATCGCACACATCTACGGATTTCTGTCTGGTGACAGAAGCGAGCCGCACCTCGGACACGCGGCGTGGAATCTGCTCGCCGCGATTCATTCGCAAGAACTGTGGCCGCAGCTAAACGAAGGCACGTTGCGAGACAAGGATTGCCAGCCCCCGGCACCTGGCAGATGAGGTTGTTTTGGTCTGAATCGGACGTGCTAAAAGCTAAACGCAACATCAACAAGATAGCGGTCAAGTTGCCATGACGGACCTAGAGGCTCGCGTATCCGCTCTCGAGCAGAACGTGCTGGCGATCGCCAGGGCGGTGAGCGAGATTGCGACGACGCATACGCTATTCGCGACGGCGGCTGTTGCTCACCTGCAGGGCATCTCCGCCGAGGTCAAGGCGATGCGGGCCGACCTCGACGATGACGACGACGAGTGGAAGGATTTCTCGTGAGCGTGACTCTGAGCGACGACGAGGTGAAGTCGATGGAGCACGCTGCTCGTCGATTCTGCGGTGCGTTTACGGGCACATCGGGCACTCTCGCGGGCATGGTGCTGCGATGCCTGGCCGAGCGGAAGCGGCTGCTCGCGGAGGTGAATCACCTCACGGTAGAGCTGGCGAGACGTGACGAGATTCGTAGGCCGCTGCCAGCGTTGGCGGGCGTGCCTGAGTGAGCCGGGCGGGCGCGGCGGCCGGGGTGTCCTCCTTTCCACCCTGGTCGCCCCCGCCGGCTTGACACTTCCGCGATGCTGCGGCAATGCGTGCCGCCATCATCCTCGCTGTGCTGTGCTCGCCGCTGGTGGCCGGCACGACCGACGATGCCGTGCCCGACGCCCGGTATGTCGATTACGGGCGTGGATTCTCGACGTATACGGCTCGCATCAGCGGCGTCGGCGGGGACGGCAGGCGAGCCTCTGCGTCTTGCACGCTCCTGTCGCCGCACTGGGCCATCACCGCGGCTCATGTGGTGCATGGCTGCACCGATGTCATCGTGACGTCGGGGACGCTGCCGCGGGCTGCGGCGACGGTCGTGATCCATCCCGAGTGGCAGCGTGACGTGCACGGGCTGCACGACCTGGCTCTCGTCCGGTGCGACGAGCCGCTTGAGCTGGAGTTTTTCCCAGCGCTATCGGACGGCGACGAGCACGTCGGCCAGGTCGTCAGCATCGCCGGATACGGACTCCACGGGCGGCTGACGCAAGGTCACACCGACCACGACGGCAGGCTGCGAGCAGGGACGCAGACGATCGAGAGGTTCGACCGCAGCCTCATCGTGTGCCATGCGGCGTGCGGCACAAGCACGCTTGAATTCTGCATTTCTCCCGGCGACTCCGGCGGCCCGCTGTTCGCCAACGGCAAGCTGGCCGGCGTGAACAGCTTCACGATGGCCCCGAAGGGTTCGACGCTGAAGAGCCGCCAAGGCGAAGAGACCGCTCACACCCGCGTCAGCCTGTACCGGGAGTGGATTCTGGGCCTCGTGCGATAGGCCAGCCGCGATGGCTTCTGTCGTCGCACGAGCTCTAGCTCAACGGTCATACTCGTAGCCAGTGAAGTCGTCGTCGCTGTCGACTAAAAAGTCGCTGTCTGCTTCGTACAGACAGGGGGATCTACCGCACGCGACAATCCCTATTACGCGGCTGATAAATCCTGGCGCGACTTCGTCATCGCCCCAATCTCCACGCTCTTCTTCTCTAAGTACGCGACACTGCATCGCCCACGCCACAACTGGCTCCCTCCCGCCATCCTTGTACGTCGCCCAATAGCCTGTGGCGGGAATGATCTGCACTACTTGCCAATCAGTGCCAAGGCTCCAGCCAGCAGGGACGACAGCCATGCCCATGCTCGGTACCTTGACTTTCGCGGACTTTTTCTTTTTCGCCATCGGTTCGCTCCTTTTCTGTGGTTTGAAAGTCTAGCAATGATTCACGCCGCCGGGTTTTCCGGCGGTTTGTCGGTGAGGTCGAGCGTGGGCAGGAGGTCTATCGCCGTCTGCTTGGGCTTGGCAATCGTCTCGTCTAGGTAGTGGCGCTTGGTGATTGCCGGGTTGCTGTGGTCGAGCAGCTGGGTGGCATCGCCACCGGCGGCTGCGATGTAGCTGGCAGCGGACTTACGCAGGCCGTGGAAGCCTCGGTTCACGACGCCAGCCCGCTTGCAAAGACCCTTGAAGTGATGCCACAGCGTGCTCTTGTCGGCGTGCCACGGCCAGACGCTTTCGCCCTCTGCCGCACGGATCTGCTCCATCCATCCGGCAAGGTCATGCGAGATGGGCCGCATGATGTCCCGCGTGGCTCCTTTGCGGCCCTCGGCACGAAACACCACGTACCGCCCAGCTAGGTCAACGTCCTGCCACTCCAGTGCCAGGTGAGCACCGATCCGCTCGGCTGTCTCCCAACAACACCGGACCAGCGTTGACAGGAACATGTGCGGCTGCAGCGTGGTGCCGCGTATAGGCGGTCGCTTCCGCAAAGCCTCTCGGAGCAGGGCAGAGACGTCGTCGACCGTGTACGCACGCGGTATGCGTCCAGGTGCTCTGATCTGCGGGTACGTCGGGAACTGCTCCGTGTAGCGACGCGCGGCACAGTAGCGGTGCAATGCGGCTATCTGATTGCGATCTTTGCGGGCAGTCGCAGCCTTGACCACGGCTCTGCGGCTGGCGATGTACCGCTGGACGGTCAAGTCATCTAGGTCATCCACGGTCGGCTCCCGGCCGAGCTGCTCGGCCCACCGCTGCAAAGTCATGCGGTATTGGTGCCGGCACCCTGCGTTATGGGCTCGCAGGACGGCGTACTCGTTCTCGTAGATTTCTCTGAGTAGTCTGGACTCTGTCATGGCATGGCTCCTCTCTTTGGCGTCCGTGCCATGATAGTGTACGGATGTTCAAGACCCTATCCTCCACTTAGGTTCTGTTCACCAGTGAACGATACGCACCGCACGACGGGCAAGGCAAACCGCCTGTTTTCTAGGACGAAATTGACATCACTTGTTCCGGCGTTAGAATCCGGGCATGGTTGTGACGCTCCCATCTGGAAAACGGCTGATCTCAACGTCTGACGCAGCCAAGCGGCTCGGCGTCTCGATGGGCCGCGTGCGCCAGTTGGGGATCCTCGGATTGAAAAAGGGCGGCCTGACCAGATATTGGGCTGCCCCTACGGCCCTCGTATTTGACGCCGACGAGGTCGATCGGCTGGCCGAGTCCAGGCCCAAGAAGGGCAAAACTGGTCGCCCCAAGGGCGGATTCAAGGCGAATTAGGCGTTTCGCCGGGAAAAACCCACCCGAAAAAATCTTTTTTCTCACCTCTTGCTACTTCTAACGCCGAAGCTAGAATACATCCATGCGAGCGATTGAGACTCGCGGACGACGAACCGGAGACGAAACGATGACGACCGCAACCAAGAACAAGTGCCAAGCCCTTCGCAACGAAGTCATCAGCCTTGGATTTACCCGCCAGCAATTCGACGCGATGGCGAAGGCGGCCTATCGGTGGCCTGACTGCTACGGCAGCTGGCACAACACAGCACTCTGCGTTCGCAACCAGTGCATCCACTGGGGAAGTGTTGCGGCGATGAAGGCTTCCGGCTGCTACCTTGGCCGTCAACTCTGAAAGCGAACCCAGCCATCCGGCAATTGGGCCGGATGGCAAAATCTTCAATGATTGCAATGCACGGCGGCAAAAACTTGAGAAAACACAAAACTGAGGCACGCTGAAATGGCTGACCAACTTGAGCGGGAAGGCTTTTGTCAACAGATTGCTGACCTCAAGTTTGCTTTGAGGCGTGCTCTTGATGAGCGTGACTTGCTGGCAGTGAAGGTCAGTCAGTGGAAGCACCTAAAATCTCCGCTTACTGCACAAGAACTTGCTGCAGTGGAGTGTGTTGTCGGCGTCTATCAGGAGTGGGCGGAAGAATATTGCGTATCCCACCAGAACGATGTTCAAGGCATAGTCGCCACGCTTCAAGGCTTGCTCAATCGCACGAAATAAATTGCTTTGCGCACACAGGATTCTCTGGCCAAGGAGGGCCGAATGCGACGCCACATTGACGCCATCATCCGCTCACTGCTTCTCGTCCGCCTCGGCCAAGAGCTTGGCAGCGACTCCGAGCTTGCTCAAGCCGTGGCCCAGTGCATCGACGCCGCTGTTTCTGCTGCCTCGCGTTTTCTTGGTTGACTACTTCTAACGCCGCCGCTATGTTCTGCCATTCTTCTAACGCCGAAGCTATGTCGACTAGTGTTCAAAAATCCAACAAACACAAACCGCTCCACACCTGTTTTTCCAGCACTTTCGGACGCTTGACCATCACCTGTACGGGCGTATAGTTGCGCCCCACACACGAAGGAGATCACCCACATGGACGCACACCGCAACGAATACCTCGCCGCCGTGGCCGGAATGGCCGACCACACGCTGCCGTCTGCCCTGCACCGCACCTACGCCGTCGGCGATTTCGTCAGCGGCGTGAGCTGCGGAAAACCCTGGAGCGGCAGGATCGATTGGTTTTTCGACAACGGCGATGCCTGCGTCGACGTCGGCGGGGCGTGGCTGTCGGTGCCCGTGAGAGACATCACGTTTTGAGGAAGGACCGCCTGCGAGCAGGACGCAGCGGGCGGAAGGAGTCGGGCGGAGCCCGAGCAGCAGGGACGCAATACCACCCGGTGAGCAGGACGCCAGCCGGGCATTCATTCACGAAAGGACGCGAGAGATGAGGAAGTATCGAACTAAGGTCATCACCGATGAGTCGCAGGTGCCGGCTGGATTCAAGCGAATCTCCGTGCTGGCGGACTCGCTCACAGACCAGAAGAAGCTGAGTGACGCTCACACCGACGGCCTGATTGAGGCTGTGAAGTTGATGCGGAGCACCGACGACCGCACTGGCCCCGTGTGGGTTGATGCCGATGCAGCCAGAAAGGTGCTGGCAAACGACAAGCCATCAACGAGGCCAGCGGCTGTCGATTCGCACGCCTCTGACCGCCGCCTTGAAGGTGCCGTTGTCGCCCTGTGCGAGATCAACAACGGCATCTCGTTTATGCAGGCCACGCTTGAGCGTCTGACCGCCGCAGTCGAGAGCATTGCCACACAGCCAAAGGCCGACCCGGCTGGCACGTGGCGGGATATGAACGGCGAAGCCCACTAACCACACCACTTCACGAAAGGACGCAGAGATGAGCACGGAAATCAGCACGCAGCGTGCTGCAACAGGATTGGCGCTGCAATCGTTCGACGACGCTTTCCGGTTCGCCAAGATGGTGGCGGCATCGGATTTCGCGCCCAAGGATTTCAAGGGCAAGCCTGAGTCGTGCCTCCTGGCGATTCAGCATGGCAGCGAAGTCGGGCTATCCCCGATGCAGTCGCTCCAGAGCATTGCTGTCATCAACGGCAGGCCGACGATCTGGGGCGATGCCGCCCTTGCGTTGGTGCAGTCGAGCCCGGTCTGCGAGTACGTGAAGGAGTACGTCGAGGGCCAGGGCGACAACCTGACGGCTGTCTGCGAGGCCAAGCGCCGAGGCTACCCGGCACCAACCGTGAGCCGGTTCTCAATGGCGGACGCCAAGAGGGCCGGGCTGGCGGGCAAGAGCGGGCCGTGGAGCCAGTACCCCGAGCGGATGCTGCAGCTGCGTGCCCGCGGGTTCGCCCTGCGTAATGCGTTCGCAGACGCCCTGCGTGGGCTCATCACCGCCGAGGAGGCGCAAGACTACCCGCAGCCCGAGCCGGCCCGCGAGCCCGTGGTCGTGCGTCCAAAGTTCCAGAGCGACACGGAAACCGTGGTGCCGCTCAAGCCCAAGGCTCCGGTCGAGATCAAGCGCACTCGTGCCGACGCTGGCCGCCTGGCCATCGGCAGTGCCGCGACGATTGAGGCGTGCGAGGCGCTTCGCAGCAAGCTCGACGTCTACCACGACGGCGGCGAGATCAGCGACGACGAGTTTGCCGAGTTGACGCGGCTGCTGATGGGCCGCGTCGAGATCCTCATGGCAGAGCCCGAGGAGGTGACGAATGCGTGACGAGCCCGTGAACATCGACGCCAGCGTGATCGCCGAGTACCTCGAGCGGCAGGCCAGGCCCAACATGGCGGCGTTTATTCGCGTGCTCGACTCACGTTCACACGATGCGTACCTCCGCGAGGAAGCGCTGAAGGACAAGATCGCCGCCCTGGCGAAGAGGTTGAACAAGTACGAGCCGCCACCGAATCGTCAGCCTGACGTCGTGTGGACAGGAGATTGAATCGCCGAGGCACGCCATTGCCCGAGCGGCTGCATCACGGGCCGCATTGGTCGCCAAGCGGATGGGTGGCGAGTAACCGCCGCAGCTGCGGCCTGTCTCCAACAGGTGACGCAGCCGCGCCCGGCGTAACCGGGCAAATACACACGAAAGGATTCGTCATGGCAAAACGCCCCCGCCCCGTCCGCGACTTGGACGACGCCTGCACCTGGCTGTCGTTCTTTGCACGGTTTTCTGACGGCGACCTGGCCCGCAACGCCGACGGCGTGCTGTCGGTGCTGCTCAAGATCGACTGCGAGAACGAGGAGCTGCGTGCACGGTGCATCGCGTTGTCGCGGACGCTGGAGCTGATCGAGGCACGGAAAGGAGATGGGCTGTGAGCGATTACTACTTGGACGTCGTGAGTCGTCTGGCGGATCTGCCGCTGTTCGCACAGCCGGCGGCCCGCAAGTCTGACCCGGTGACGTCGCACCAGGCGGCACGCGCTGCGCGTTCGTTCGCGGGCGAGCACCACACGGCGATCCTTGAGGCACTGTCGCACGGCCCGGCAGGTGCCAGCGGCATCGCGGCGAGGTGCGGACTGCTGCCGCATCAGGTCAACAAGCGGATCAACGAGCTTGCACGGGCTGGCAGGATCGTGGCCACGGGCCGCGTCGTGCAGAGCGCGAGCGGCAGGGGCGAAAGGGAATGGAACTTGACCAGCCTGTAATGGTGGGCCTGGTTCTCAATCACAACGCAAGGAGGCTGCCATGCCACAGGTTTTTGAAGACATCATCGTTGACGCCGAGTTCGCCGCACTCATCCCGCCGCTAACGGCTGACGAGCGCAATCAGCTGGAGGCGAACATCTCGGCCCACGGTTGCGCACGAGATCCGCTGGTTGTTTGGTCCAAGGCGGGCAAGTTAACGCTCGTTGACGGGCACAATCGCTACGAAATCTGCACACGTCTCGATCTGGCGTTTGAGATTGAGGAGATGCGATTCGATGACCGCAACGCTGCCATGTTGTGGATCATCGACAACCAGAACGGCCGCAGGAACTTGGCCGACTTTGCGAAGGTGGAACTGGAGCTAAAGCGAGAGGCAATTCACCAGATGATGGTTGCTCCTAAGGGAAGGCCCAGAGGGCCTGACCTAATCGACGTTGCGACCGGCGGCGTCATCACTCACGAAGATGGCGCTCGTGTAGTTAAAGTTTCTAAAAATGCCCAGAATTCTGGGCATTTAAGTGATCGTCACGAACGCAGTCTTGACGCCAAGATTGGTGACGCAGCCGGTGTGTCGCGTGACACGGTCGCAAAGGTCAAGCGTATTACCGAGGCCGCTTCGACCGGATTGGTAGACGATGACACGCTGACAAAACTCCGCACCGGTGCTGTGTCAATCAACCACGTCGATAAGACGGTCAAGAAACACAAGGCCGAAGCGAAGGCCGCCGAGCGGAAGAAGGAAGCAGCAGCGGCCGGCGTCATTGACGGCGACATCGTACGACTCGGCGACTTTCGCACGATCCTGCCGTCCATTCCTGACGGGTGCGTGGATTTGATCTTCACAGACCCGCCCTACGACAAGGAAACGGTCCCGCTCTACGAAGACATGGCCCGCGAGGCAGCGCGAATCCTTCGCCCAGGCGGGTCGCTTATCTGCTACCTCGGCCAGTATGCAACGGCTGACGTGTGCCGCCTTGTAGGCAAACACCTCAAGTTTCTCTGGCCGCTGTGCTGCTACCACGAAGGGCCAGGTCAGGTAATGGCTTTTTGGGGCATCCGCGTGAAGTGGAAGCCCATGCTTTGGTTTGTCAACGGCGGCAACAGATTCGACACATCTGCCGTCGTTGAAGACCTGATTGTCTCGACCAAAGAGAAATCTGCCCATCCTTGGCAGCAGTCGGTTGTCGAGGCTCGCTACTACATCGAGAAGCTCACGCCTTCTGGCGGGCTCGTTGTTGATCCGTTCTGTGGCGGCGGGACGACGGCCGTGGCTGCAAAGCTCGCTGGCCGAAAGTGGATTACGTGCGAACTCGACCAGGAGTACGCGGCAATTGCAACCCAGCGAATCAAGGAGGCATGAATTGGTTGCCGTCAGGAAGACGCTCGATTCAAGGCACGACGCCTTTGTCGCTGAGGTTGAGCAGTACGCGCAGAGCTGCGGCCTGTCGTTTGAAGGCAACCCTGCCTACCACGACAGGTTGCCAGAAGATGCCGCAGAAAAGCTGAAATACGACTACAGCGCAGCCGGATTAGCCGAGCGCCTGCGATGCGACAAGCGGATGCTCAATCCGGTGAGCGGTATGCACATGCCGCTAGAGGCAAAGACTTCATATCGCCCGACAGGGCCAGCAAAGTATCTGTTTGAGGCGTACCAGATCGGATTGCATAAGGCGATGCGAGATGGATGCCTTTACGCAATTCGCAAAGTCTGCGGTGGAGATTCTCGTGACTGCGGCTTTCGAGTATGCGGAAGCTTTGGCGTCAAGGAAATCGCAGAGATTCGGATACCTGACTTGATACGGCGGAACGGTGCCTGCCTGAGTCGTTCAGCGGGCGAGTGCCAAGACAGCGCCGACTTTTACCGCCACGCATTCGCTGATTGGTTTCCTGGCGTTCGTGTCGGAATGACAAACACAAACGAAGCCTGCAAGGGCAGCGGCGACCCATACGCCGTGATGGACGATGTGTTTGTTGCGTCGCTGTCCGACTGGCGGTCGCTGGTGTACGAGTTCGCCTACGGCCACGAGGAGGTGTGAATCAATGGCCGGTGAATGGTCTTGGAACCGGATGCGAGATCCGACGCCGCAGGAAATTACCGCGGCGTGTGATGCGCTACAGCGTGCGTGGACGGTTGAGCAGCGAAATCATCGTCTCGGAAAGTACGGCGACGAGGAATCTAGCCCGCCGCAGTTCTTGGTGCATCACACGGAATCTGGAAGGTGGACGAGCGGCCGAGGTCGCAGGACGTCGGTGTGGAGGTGCGTGGATGGCCGGTGAATGGATTCCCGTTGACTGCAACCTCGGCACGAAGCCCGAGGTGCTCGAGGTGGCCGCGGCGACTCACGAGCCTATTGAGGTCGTGGTCGGCCGGATGGTCCGCCTGTGGTCGTGGGCCTGGCACGTGACGGCAGACGGCACCATCCGGGTGCCGCTTGCCATGCTGGGGATGGTGGCCGGCGGCGACGAAGCGTACTGGCAGGCTGTTGAGCGTGCCGGCTGGCTGGTCGTCAACGGCGACACAATCACCATCCCGGGCTGGGAGGAAAGGTTCGGAAATGCTGCAAAAAGGCGGCTTTTAGATGCTAGGGCGAAGTCTGTCCGCAGGTTGTCCGCATCTTGTCCGCATGACGAGCGGACAGATTGCGGACTAGAGGAGAGGAGAGGAGAGGAGAAGAGAGAAGAAGAATACATACCGGCTGCGCCGGTTCCGACGAGCGATCCGCCAAAGGCGTCTCGCACGCCGGCGAAGCCTCGGATCTCGTGGGATTCTGAATCCGGCTGGGAAGGCATCACGGACGCTGACCGTCAGCAGTGGGCTACGGCCTACCCCGGTGCCGTCATTGACCAGGAGCTAGCCAAGGCGACGGCCTGGCTGACTGCGAACCCGAGCCGGGCAGGACGCCGCAACTGGCGGCGATTCCTCGTCGGGTGGCTCCAGAGGTGCCAGGACAAGGGCGGCACCAACCGGACGCCAGGCGTGCGGCCCGAGGAGAAACCGCCGCCGAAGGCGTGGCGTGACGAGTACCGCCCTGCCCCGTACCGCACGCCAAAGGAAGTCGCCGCGCTTGCACAGACTCTCAAACTCAAGGACGAGGACACATGAGCAGCACCACCACGAACACCCTGACGCCACGCCAGCAGGACGTCCGCGATTGGATCGCGGGCTACATCGACACGCACGGCTTCAGCCCGTCCGTCCGCGAAATCGGCCACGCCTACGGGTGGACGACGAACGGCGTGATGTGCCACCTGCGAGCGATGCGGAAAAAGAACGCCGTCACGTGGCTCGACGGCCAGGCCCGCACCATCCGCGTGACGGGAGGTGACGCATGAATCCCGAGTGGATCTACCTGCCGGCACCGCTGGACGTCGTGCGTTGGCTTGAAGAGGCAGCTGCACACGACGACACGCCAGAGGAGCATCGCCTGCTGCTCGAGGTGGCTGCGAAGACGCTGTCCGTCACGCTGGACAGGTGCTGCAGGCTGGCCCAGACCATAGAGCGAACGGAGGCCGAGCTGTGACCACCGAAGACCTAGCCCTGCTCGTGACGGGAATGATTGTCGTCGCAGGAGCGTTTTCCTGCGGCGTGTGTGTTGGTACCTCTCTGCGAAAGGATGTGCGAGATGGCGACGATGACGAAGGAACGGAAGCGAAAGACGCAGGATGGTGGCATCAGCCTGTCCACCAGGGATCTCAAGGCGGCGCTCGCTGCCGTGGCACCGGCTGTCCCGGCAAGAAGTCCACGGCCGGTGCTGCAGAACGTGCTCCTGTCGGGCGCGGTCCTGTCTGGGAGTGATGGCGACATCCGCATCGACGCTGCCATTTCCTACGACGGGCCGGCGTTGCTGTTGCCGAAGGACCGGCTGCAGGCCATCTTGGCCAACGCCACGGGCGACGAGGTCACTCTGGTGCCCAACGGCACCACCTGCATCGTCCGTGCGGGCCACGGCGAGTGGACGCTGCCGACCGAGGACGCGGCCGAGTATCCGGCGTGGATGCCGACGAACGCCAGGAGCGTCACGCGGCTGCCGGCTGACCAGTTCGTGCGTGCCGTGCGTGGCACTGTGTTCGCTACCGACAGCGAGTCCAGCCGCTACGCTCTCGGTGCGGTGCTCGTGGAGGTGCGGGGCGACACGGTGACCCTGGTGGCAACGGACGGGCGGCGTCTGTCATCGTTCGCTGCCGAGCACGACCTGGCGGTGGATGACTCGCAAACTCTCGTGCCGGCCCGTGCGATGGGCATCATCTCACGGATCGCGGGCAACGCTGGCGACGCTGCGGTGCAGCTCGAGGGCACGCCCAGCGAAATCGTGGCGACCATCGGCGGCACAGTCGTGACGGCCAGGATTGTCGATGGGCGGTTCCCCGATTGGCGGAAAGTCATCCCTGAGCGTGACGCCAAGGCCACGACCGTTGACAGGGCGGCGCTCATGGCGGCGACTCGAGCGGCTGCCATCGTGACCAGCGAGAGCAGCAAGGGAGTCGACTACACGTTTGCGAACACCGGCATCTGGCTGCACGGGCAGTCGGCCGAGTGCGGCGAGTCGAGCGTCACCTGCGACGTCGTGGAGGCTGGCGACTCGTGCAGCGTGAAGCTGGACCCGACGTTCGTCACGGAGTGGCTGAACGGCATCAGCGGTGACGCCGAGCCCGAGGTTGAGGTCGAGGCTGTGGACGAGCAGTCCGCCGTCGTGCTGCGTTGCGGCGACCACACGGGCGTCATCATGCCGTTGGCGAAGGACTGACGTGGCACCACTGCGGTACAGCGTGGAGCACCTGCGACAGCTGTGGGCTCGCGGCGATACCTACCAAGAGATCGCCGCGGCCCTCGGCTGCAAGGACACGACCATCGATCACCTCAAGCGACGCCACGGGCTGCCAAATCGTGGACGTCGGCATGGCAAGCCGGTTGCGGACCCGACGCCAGACGAAATCGCAGAGCGTGCCGCAGAGTTACGCACAAGACGCCGGATGCCGGAAGACGCAGCGGCGAGAGTTGAGATCCGCGTCGTGCAATGGGACGGGTATGCGTTTCGGAGAATTCAGTAAGAAAAACCGCCACGTTTTTCTTGCGCAGCTTTGCCGCTAGGCTTCGGAATATACCTAGGGTATATCCGCCAGTGCAAAATCAAAGCCCACGCTCACCGACGAGGAGCGGGAGGCGGTGGCATTTGCGGCAGGGCATTTTGGGGCGTTCAAGAATCAAGCCGCCACGCTCCGCGCCATGCTGAAGCGTCTCGCTTGACGCAGTCTCCATGCTGCGGGCATGGAAAAGCACTACCTCAACCTCGGTGCAGGCGTTCAATCGACGGCGCTCTACCTGATGAGCATCGACGGCGACGAGCCGGAAGTGCCCAAGTTCGACGCCGCCATTTTCGCCGACACGCAGGAAGAGCCCGACGAGGTGTATCGGCACCTAGAATGGCTGGAGAAGCAAGGCGGGCCGCCGATCCTGAGAACGACGGCTGGGCAGTTAGGTGACGCCTTAGATCAAGGCAGCGATGCCAGCGGCAATAAACGTACGGATGGCGGCCATTACATATCTATTCCTGCGTTTACGCTGCACCCACAGACAGGCGAAAAAGGAATCATTCAGAGGCAATGTACCGCAGACTTCAAGGTCAAACCGCTGGAAAAACTGATTCGCACTCTTGTTGGAGCTGTGCCTGGAAGGCCGGTGCAAAAAGACATCGTCATACACCAATACATGGGCCTGTCGTTTGACGAGCCGAAGCGAGTGATTCGCGTGAACCAGCGATTCACGGCAAAGCCATCGAATTGGAGAGTCCACTTCCCGCTCTGGGAGATGCAATTCACGCGCGGCGACTGCCAGACGTACTTGCGTGGCAGGATGCCGTACGAGGTGCCTCGATCTGCCTGCGTGTTTTGCCCGTTCAAGTCAGATGACGAGTGGCGGCGGCTGAAGGCAGACGACCCAAAAGGATGGAGCCGGGCCGTGGAGATCGACGCCGTGTGCCGCACTGGGGCCGGCTTAGACGCACACCGATATCTGCACAAATCCTGCCAGCCGCTTGACCAAGTAGACCTGCGGCCCGCAGACGAGAAGAGCGGGCAGCGTCACTTGTTCAGCGGATTCCAAGACGAGTGCGAAGGCTACTGCGGCAACTAATTCGCTTGACGCCGCCGCTACCGTGAGTCGCATGAGGCCGCGCAGTGCGGCCTGGCTCACGGAGGACTGCCATGCGTCTCGCACTTCTTGCTCTCGCCGCCCTGCTCTGCTCGGCGGCTCACGCCGACACCGTCTGCATCAACGGACGATGCAGCCTGCTGCGTCCCCAGCGTGTCGTGGTTCACAGTGACGCACCCACGAGCGTCGTGGTCAGCACGCCGCGCAGCGTCACCGTGGTGTCGGCTGATGCCCATGCGGCACACCTGGCGTCCACCAACACGTTCAGCCACTGCAACCGCCGTGGAGGCGGCTACGAGGGGCTGGGGTTCAGCACCACGTCGCCTGACCATGCGTGCCGCTCGGCGTGCTTCTGGGGCACGAGGCGCGTCCGCGAGATCGGCACCGCGTGGTGCCCGGCGCGTCGCGGCTGGATCGCCGTAGTGCGATACGAGTGACCATGCGTCCTGTGACCTTCACAGTCGCCGGCGAGCCCGTCCCGCAGCCGAGGCCACGAGTCTCGACGCGGGGCGGGTTCGCTCGGGCATACGTGCCAAGCAAACATCCGGTCCACGCCTACCGTGCAGCGATTGCCGAGGAGGCCGCCAAGGCGGGGCTCGAGCAAACGGGCGAGCCAGTGGAGGTCATCGTGGATGCCGTGTTCGCACGACCGAAATCACACATGACGAAGAAGGGCGTCAAGCCAACAGCACCGCAGCTGCCACGGCCAGACGTCGACAACGTGGGCAAGGCTGTGTTGGATGCACTGCAGGACGTCATGGGGGACGACACGCTTGTGCGGCGGCTGGTGGTGGAGAAGTCATACGGCACCGAAGGCAGAACGACGGTGAGGATCTCGTGAAGCAGCAATTCTTTGACTTCTGCGATTCTGGCAAAACAGCAGCTGAAAGGACGAAGTGGCAGCAGTTTGTCCAAAGCCTGCCGCCGCATGAGTTGCAAAAGCTCAGGGAGAAATCTGCACAAAAGACGCGGGAGTGGTACGCCGCAAAGCCGCTGGAAGAGCGTCAACGCCTCAATCAGCAATCCAGCGAGCGACGCCGTAAACGCAAAGAACTGTATACGGCGGAACAGATAGAGCGTGATCGCAAACGGCAGCGCGACTATGTGCGCGATCGCCGCCGGAAGGAATTGCGATTCAAGTTGATTTGCACGTGTCGCAGCCGCGTGAATCGCGCAATGGCTGGAAAAGCGAAATCAGCCAAGACGATGAAACTAATTGGATGCACGCCGGAAAAGCTGATTGAGCACTTGGAATCAAAGTTCACCGACGGCATGAGCTGGGAAAATCATGGGGCGGGAAACGGCAAATGGCAGGTGGATCACGTCCTGCCTATTGCGTGGTTCAATCTTGAGAGCGAGCCGCAGCAGGCGCGTGCGTTTCACTACACGAACCTCCAGCCTCTTTGGGCAATTGACAACCACAGGAAGGGAGCGAGAAGAAAATGAAACTGGTCTGGTTCCCAGGTTGGAATTGCCAAAATTACGGGCCTAGCGGCACATCGTTCGGCCCGAAATGCCCTTACTGTGTCTATGGGTTTGATCGCAGCACGAACAGGCTCGTGTACGACAACAAGCCAACCTCCTCAGACGAGCGTGCCCCAGCTGCGGACCTCGTCGCGTTCTTCAACGCCAACTACGACGCGATGGGCGGGCACCTGGAGATCAGCGGCGGCGAGGCGCTGATGCGTCTCGACCTGCCCGAGATCCTCGCGGCGATTCCGCACCGCTGGGCGATCACGAGCAACACGCTGATGAGCACGGCGATTCAGCGGCTCATCGCCACGGGTGCACTCGAGCGATGCGTTGCCTGGACTGCGTCGTGGCATCCGTGCAGCGGCATGGAGGACTCGTACAGCCGCAGCATCCGTATGCTCGCGGAGTGCGGTCGTCCTGCTCGGGCCACGGTCGTGATTGCCGACTCGACGGTTTCGAAGCTCGCCGAGACGCTCGCGTACCTCCGCTCGCTGCCGCTGGCGGGAATCAACTGGCACCTCGACACGCATGGCCCGGCGGACGTGTCGCACCTCAAGGCGGCGGCTGAGGAGATCCTCGGGCCGGGCAACGTCTACCTCGCTGGACCGCCGCCGCAGGGGAAGCTCTGCAATCGGCACGACAAGCTCATGGCAGTCGGAGCGGACGGCTCGCTCTATCAGTGCGTGACGTTTGCGTATCAGGACATCGAGCCAATCTGCAAAGTCGACGGCAGCGTGCGACTGGACGAATTGGAGCGTCGTGTCGAGTGGTGCGACGCTGTCTGCTTTGCCTGCTGCGACCATGTGAAGCACGAGGGCTGAGTGATGGAGTCTCCACCGGATCACCTGCTGTACCCGTTAGACGTGTTCGTCGAGGACTTCAAGGCGAACTACGAGCGAGGCGTCGACGTCTTGCGTGATACCGACGTGGCATTCGTCGGTCTTGCCCGCAACTGCGACAAGTGGCTGGCGGGCAATCTCGCTCGCCTGGTGCAGCTGTGCGACGGCGTCCGCTCGTGGCGGCTGCACGTCCGCACGAACGACAACACCGACGAGACGCCGCGGGTGCTGCATGAGTTTTGCCAGGAGTATCCGCAGGCGTCCTACATCGACCAGACGCTCGGCCGGAAACACTACGGAGCCGAATGGGCTGGACCCCGGACGCAGGCGCTTGCGGAGTACCGGACGGAGTGTCAGTCGTGGGTAAGGGAGTCCGCGCCGAATGCCAGCCTCGTCGTGGCGATCGACTTCGATATGTGGGGCGGCTGGAGCCACGCAGGATTCCTGCACGGCGTGGGGGCGCTGGCTGCCAATCCGCACGCCTACGGTATGGCGAGCGTGTCGCTGATGCGGCACTTCCAGATGGTGATGAGCCCCGCGGGCGAAGCGAAGCGGGAGAGAACGTGGCTGCAGTACGACTGCTGGGCGCTGCGGCTCAACTCAAGCTTCGACGACTACACGGCTGGCATCGGCGGCTGGAAACACTCGTGGCTGCCACCCGTGGGATCGCCTGTCGTTCCGGTGGCATCTGCGTTCGGCGGGATGACGATCTACGAGACCGGCGCGTATCTGTCTGGCACCTATGACGGCAGCGACTGCGAGCACGTTCCGTTCCATGCGTCCATCGCGGCGAAGACAGGCAAGTCGCTCTACCTCGACCCGGCGATGAGAACGGTGATGTCGTGGCTGGAATGACGGCGACAATCAACGTGCTGTCGTTTCGTGCGGATTGGGATTCGCACATGCCGATCGCTGCACTGTGCGTCCGCTACACAATTTCCAAGGATCAGGTCATCCGGTTGCGTGACCTGTGGGATCTGCCGCTGCGGAACAATCGCCGACTGCGGTACAAGCCTGCCCGCGGCGAGACGCGCGACCCGACGCCGTCCGAAATCGAGCAACGCTGCAAGGCAGTGCAGGCGCGATGGGATGATCGCACCAGGCAGGAGCGGTCGGTCATCAAGCCTCGGCCGGTGACGCTCAAGCGAATCGAAATGACCGACGAGGCTCGCCAAGCGTTCGACGAGCTGCCGGTGGAAGAATGAGTCGCGAGCACGACTACATCGAGCGGCGGATCGTCATCGAGTACGGGCGTCGGTACGTGTACCTGACGATGACGGACGCCACGGCGAAGCTCGTGCCGGGCCGGGAGGAGGTCTTCACGCAGCCGTTCCTGCTGGAGCGGCGCGACGCCCACGACGAGGCGGACGACTGCTGGCAGGCGTGCTACCAGCACATCAGCGATGCCGTCGTGTTCCCGATGCCCCTGCAAGGGGACGGGGGGCAGGCGGCAGAATCGACGGAGGACGATTCGCCGCCCTCTGGATGACGCTGCCGTGGACGCCGCCGACAACCTCCAGACAGTCGCCGCCAAGGCCAATGCGTTCCTGGCGGCTGCCCGCGAGCAAGCCGCGGACGGCCTGACATGGGCCGAGTTCGGCCGGCTGCTCGTGCAGCTGCTGCACCTGCTCGTCGCCGGGCTCGACGCCGTGACGACGCTGTCGGGGCCAGAGAAGAAGGCGGTCGTGCTGACGGCCGCCGCCGCCCTGTTCGATTCGTTCGCTGACAGGTGCGTCCCGCTGACCGTCTGGCCGGCGTGGCTGCTGATTCGGCCGGCGACTCGCGTGCTGATCCTGTCGCTCGCTGCCGGTGCCATTGAAGCCCTGCTCGCAATCACGAGGAGAGACCCCGCATGATGACCTTGCTCATCGTCGCCGCCGCCGTGGCCTGGCTCATGTGGCCGACCGGCAAGGCGACGCCATCACAGGCGATGCCGCTGCCGTCTGACCTGTTCCGAGTGCAACCGCCTGCGGCACCAGCCACGCCGGATGCCAGGGCTGCGATCGACAGCCTGCTGGCCGTGCGTGACCGGCTGTCCGCTGGTGGCCCGCTCGACGAGGAGAGCGGTGCCGCGGTCGACCGCCTCTGGCTGGAGCTGCTCCACGGGAGCGCCAAGCGATGAGCCGAGAGAAGGCAATCGTATTCGCCGCCCTGCTTGCCGTGGCGGCACTGGCTGCCGTTGTCGAGTTCTCGCAGCGTCCAGGCGGGGACGTTCGCCCCGAGCCCGGCCTGTCGCTGCGCGGCAAGTTTGTCGGCCCGAATGCGTCTGATGACGCTGCTGCGTTCGCCGGGCTGTGCCGAGGCATCGCCGACGCCTTGCAGGCCGACGGCCAGAAGTCCACGCCACGAATCACCACGGGCGTTCAGCTCGAGGACGTTCGTGTCGCTGCCGCCGAGGGGCGATTCCTGCCGCGGACGCTGACACGCGAGCAGCCACACGCTACCGCCGCTGCCGGCAGGTATCTCGATGAGGTGGCCGGCACATCTGGCGGGCCGCTCGACACGACGACTCGTGCCAGATGGGTCGCGGCGTACCGCACGCTCGCCGATGCCGCCGAGGAGGCCGTCCGATGACGCTGCTCGATCATGTGTGGGAGGTCGTCGACAACGCTCTGATGCTGTGCTGCTGCATTGCCGTGCTCGTCGTGGCCGCGTCTGCCATCGCGTGCCCGGTCTACCTGCACATAATTCACGCGGAGCTTGTCCAGATTCGCGAGCAGTCCGCCTCGTGCAAGTGCAGCGAAGACCGCGGCCCTGGCCCCGTGCTGCCACGGGTGCTGCCGCGCCTCCGCAATCTCGGGGAGGCTGACGATTGAGCCATCGACGCAGCGTCTGGACGATATCGGCCATAGCGTTCGTCGTGTTTGCGGCGGTCGCCGGCGCGATCATCGACCACTACACGCATCGCCTACTGAAGCGCGTCGATAGCGGCTTTGGCTACCAGCCGAATCCCGAGGGCGTCCGTCTGTTCCTCGGCGAGCTGGCCCAGCCCACCTTCGCAGAGGCTGGTGCCGACGCGATGCAGAACGCGACCGGCCGGGACACGTTCCTCTACCGTGCGGTCGATATTGCTCACCAGCGGAAGTACGGCACGCCGTGGCGGTCGTGGGACCAGGGCTCTGCGGGCACGTGCGTCTCGTTCGCGTTTGCTCTCGGCGAATACACGGCGGAAGCGGTCGACCACGTTGCGGGCAAGGTGAAGGAACCGCCGGCGGCATGTGCGACCGAGCCGGTGTACGGCGGATCGAGGACGGCCGCCAGAATCCCGCCGATGGAGCGAAACAACGGAGGCGACGGCAGCTACGGAGGTGCCGCGGCACGTTGGCTCACAGGCAAGTGCACCGACAAGACGCTCGGCGGCGTGCTCTATCGCCAACAGTACGGCTCGTTTGACCTGTCGAAGTATTCGATCCCCTTGTCTCGCGATTGGGGACGCAACGGCGTGCCGCTCGAGCTTGCACGCGAGGCCAACAAACGCAAGGCGAAGTGCGTGCAGGTGCAGACCTGGCAGGAGTTGTGTGCATCCGTCGAGCGTGGCACGCCTGTGGCCATCTGCTCGCAGGTGGGCTACGGCCCGACGCCGCGAGTGCGTGACTCTGACGGCGCACTCTCCCGCGGCTCGTCGTGGTCCCACGCGATGCTCGTGTGGGGCGTGCGGCACAAGCACAACGGCTCGCCAGACGATATGGGTCTGATTCAAAACAGTTGGAATACCAACTGGGTTTCGGGACCGCGGTGGCCAGACGATCAGCCTGACGGCTCATTCTGGGCACGCCGTCGCGACGTCGAGGCGGCACTGCAACAGGGCGACTCGTGGGCAATCGGCACGAGCTACGAGTGGCGTGACCTTCACAATGCCGATTGGGGGCTGGCACTATGACGCTGATCGTCTGGGCAGTGACCGGAGTCATCGCGGGCAGCATCGCGAAGGCGATCCTGCCGCTGCAGTGGCCCGGCGGCTGGGTTCCGTGTGCCGCTCTTGGCTGCATCGGCAGCGTGGTCGGCGGCCTGCCGTTTGGCCAGGGGCCGGCGGGCATGGTTGGCTCGGTCATCGGGGCTTGCGTCGTGTTGTATCTCTACACCGCATGGAGTCAGCAGTCGTGAACGCCACGCAAAAGAAGCTCGCCGTCGCGGCCGTCGTCCTCGTTGGCGTGACGTGGTGGTTCGCGACCGCACCTGACTCTCCGATTCGCCCAGAGCCACCGCGGCCCGACCGGCCGGTGCTCAAGTTCTTCGCGAAAATCGGCAAGCTGGCGGCACGCATCGGTCTCACCGCCCTGGTCTTCATGGAGCCTGCACCGGCAGACGCCGACGAGACACAAATGGCTCACGCCGTCCTCGGCATCGACGGCCACGTGCAGCTGCGAAACGAGAGGTGGTAGATGCACGCTCTGTGGCACTGGCTGCTCTATGTGCTGACGTGGTCATCCGCCGATCCCGGCGTGATTGACGCGGAGCGTGCTCGCACGGCCGGCAGCGTCAACGTCGCCTACGCTG